AACCTTAACATCCAATATTTGTTAAACAATGGTTCAACAAGCACTTATAATAAAGACATCTTTAGTTTTATTTTAGATGTATCAGGAAACACAAGTGTTACAGGTTCTACATTAAATGTTTACGGTTCAATTCCTGAAACGGAATACAACGATTTGTCTGCTCAATACACAACTTTGGATAACGTATTCAGTGTTGACAGTATGAATTTAGCGTTTAACGATTTAACAGATTCTGTTAATGACCCTTGGTATTATGCGAATTTCACAAATTATTCTAATAATAGTTACTCAGGTTTTTCTTGGGATTATGCGGTTACCGATTTCACAACAGGTGGAACAGGAAATTTTGAAGCAACTTTATCAGGAACGGTTTATTACTACAGTGGAACTGCTTACACAGAATACAATAACTTAGTTGTTGCAACTCTTCGTTCAAGAGGTATTTCAGTATATGATGCAAACAATCACGGTCCTGTTTATCAAGTAACAGGATTGACTGATTTGGATATGATTTGTACAGGAGCATATTCAGGTGTTACAAATAGTCCATTCTCAACATTCTTGTTGAGTGGTATTACTTACGAAAACAAAACATTCCAATTTGAAACTTCATTTGGAAGTGTTGACGCTAACTACATCACTAAAGTTCTCGGTATTACTAACTTCTCAAAATCAAGAACTGAGGTTCCTATTTATGTTGAAGAATCATATCCAGGTTTATTAAACTACGCTTACAACAAAGGTTATATTAAAGGATTAAATTGTGAGTTAATTGCATTACCTGAAGCGAGAGATAAAACTTCAACAACTTCAATCGCTTGGTTCTTGGACAAATACCAAACACCAAAGACTCCATTTGTTGTATCTGAATTAAGAGGTAACAAAGTTTATAACTTGTTTAGATTTGTTTCAATTTCAGATGGTAATTCTGCAAACACAGAAGTTAAAATCTCAATTGCAAACATTTCGTTCTCAAATCAAACTTTTGATGTTTTGGTTAGAGATTTCTTTGATACGGATGCAAATCCTGTTGTTTATGAAAAATACACAAACTGTACTATGGACCCGGGTTCTAACAGTTTTGTTGCTAAAAAGATTGGTTCTTCTAATGGTGAGTATCCATTAGTATCTGCGTTCATTATGATTGAACTTTCTGATGAAGCACCGATAGATGCATTACCTTGTGGTTTCCGTGGATTTGAAGAAAGAGTATATGACAGTGTATCAAACCCTTCACCATTCCCTGTAATCAAAAACAAATACTTCTTCCCAGGTGAAACAATCTTTGACCCCCCATTTGGAAGTACTTACGGTGGAACAAACATTGTATCTTCAAGTGGTGATGTTGTAAGAAGAACTTACCTTGGTATGTCTTCACAATTTGGTGTTGACTCTGACTTATTACAATATAAAGGTAGACAAAATCCTGTAGTAGGTTGGGATACCGCAACTGAATCAACTCCATGGAACTACCAAACTCAAGGTTTCCACATGGACTCAGGAGCAACTGTTGTTACAATCAGTAACTCACAAGTTACAAGTGGTACACCAGCGTTTGTTTGTGGTGTTGCAAGTTTTGATGGTGAACCAACAACTCAAGATAACCCATACTACTTCTTGTACTCAAGAAAATATACATTCTGTTTCCAAGGTGGATTTGACGGATGGGATATCTACAGAGAGTTTAGAACTAACCAAGACAGATTTATGTTGGGTGCATCAGGATACTTACAAGGTTCTACACCTACTCAAAGATATCCAACAGCAAATGGTGACGGTACATTTAAGAGAATCGTTGTGGCAAACAATACACAAGATTTTGCTAACACCGACTACTACGCTTACTTACTTGGTATCTTGTCATTCAATAACCCTGAATCAACAAACATCAACGTATTCGCAACTTCAAGTATTGACTACGTAAACAACTCTAACTTGTGTGAAACCGCAATTGGTATGGTTGAAAATGAAAGAGCTGACTCGGTTTACATCGTAACAACTCCCGACTACAACATGTACACTCCTGACGGTGGTTCTCAATACGAAATTATCTACCCACAATCAGCGGTTGACAATTTGGATGATACAGGAATTGACTCATCATACACAGCAACTTACTACCCATGGATTTTGGAAAGAGATACTGTTAACAACACTCAAATTTACTTACCACCAACAGGTCAGGTTTGTAGAAACTTAGCGTTGACTGACAACATTTCATTCCCATGGTTTGCATCAGCGGGTTACACAAGAGGTCTTGTTAACTCAGTTAAGGCGAGATTGAAACTTACACAAGAAGATAGAGACACCTTGTATCAAGGTCGTATCAACCCAATCGCAACCTTCTCTGATGTTGGAACTGTAATTTGGGGTAACAAAACTCTTCAAGTTAAAGATTCTGCACTTAACAGATTGAACGTAAGAAGATTGTTGTTACAAGCTCGTAAGTTGATTTCAGCGGTAGCTGTTAGATTGTTGTTTGAACAAAATGACGAAATCGTAAGACAACAGTTCTTGGATTCGGTTAACCCTATCCTTGACGCAATCAGAAGAGACAGAGGTCTTTATGACTTCCGTGTAACAGTAAGTTCTTCACCTGAAGATTTGGATAGAAACACATTAACAGGTAAGATTTATTTGAAACCTACGAAAGCTCTTGAATTCATTGATATTGAATTCTTCATCACTCCAAGTGGAGCTTCGTTTGAAAATATCTAATAAAAATCAAAGTGGGGATTCGTCCCCACTTTTTAGCCGTTTATAAATAATGAATAGAATTAAAGAAGGTTTTGAAGGTAAGGCACCAGATTTAAAATACTATGCCTTTGATTGGGATGACAACATCGTTCACATGCCAACCAAGATAGTTTTGGAAGATACTTCCGGTGACGAGGTAGAAATGTCAACTGAAGACTTTGCAACTTTTAGAGAGAAAATTGGGAAAGAACCGTTTGATTATATGGGTAGAACAATCAAAGGTTACGCTGAAAACCCATTTAGAAATTTTAGAGTGGAGGGTGACAAACAATTTTTGATAGACGCTATGAGAGCAAAACCAGGTCCGGCTTGGGATGACTTTAAAGAAGCAATCAACAACGGTTCCATTTTTGCGATAATCACAGCGAGAGGTCACAACCCAAAAACCATCAAAGAGGGTGTATACAATTACATCATTAATAACTTTGAGGGTATTGATAAAAAAGAGTTATTAAAAAACTTAAAAAAATATCGTGATTTTGTGGGTGAAGAAGAAATGACGGATGAAGAATTAATTCGTTCTTACTTAGAACTCAACAAATATAATCCGGTAAGTTTCGGTGAGGGTTCCGCGGCAAACCCTGAAGAACTTAAGGTAACTGCTATGGAAGATTTTGTAAGATATGTGAAGTCCATGGCGGCACTTTTACAAAAAAGTGCTATACTTAAAAAAGATATTGCCAATAAATTTTCTCCTAGAATACCTTTAATAGGCTTTTCAGATGATGATATTAAGAATGTAGATGTAATGAAGAAACATTTTGATAAAATCAAAGAACCAATTAAAGTATATTCTACTAAAGGAGGAATTAAAAAAGAATACTAGAACTGGACCTAGTGAAGATATAGTTTTTCCAAAAACAAAGTAAAGAGAAAAATTTTCACACAGGTAGTATTTATAATAAAAGATAAAAAATTTAAAGAAATTAAAACAACATGGCTGATTTATTAATGAAAATGCCCATACCTTACGAACCAAAGCGTCAAAACCGCTTTATCCTAAGGTTTCCTTCTTCGTTAGGTATTAACGAATGGTTTGTAGAATCAACAAAACGTCCATCTATCAAGATTGGTTCAACTGAAATTCAATTCTTAAACACATCTACATTTGTTGCTGGTAGATTTAACTGGGATGAAATTCCGGTTACTTTCCGTGACCCAATCGGTCCATCTGCGGCTCAAGCTCTTATGGAGTGGGTTCGTTTACACGCAGAATCGGTGACAGGTCGTATGGGTTACGCTGCGGGTTATAAAAAAGATATTGACCTTGAAATGTTAGACCCAACAGGTGTTGTTGTTGAGAAATGGATTTTGTACGGAACATTCTTAACAGGTGTTGATTTCCAAACTCTTAACTATTCTCAAGACGGGTTAGCAACAATTTCTTGTCAATTGAGACCTGACCGTTGTGTTTTAATTTACTAATTTCTATTTATTTACTTTTTTAAATCAGTATATTTAACCGTAGAGCCAAACTCTACGGTTTTTTTATTATGGAAGATACAACACAATACGGACAAGAAAATTTCTCAATGCCACATGACGTGGTTCAATTACCTTCAAGAGGTATTTTTTATAAAAACAAAAAAAGTTCTGTTAAGGTAGGGTACCTAACAGCTGCGGATGAAAACATCCTGATGGGAAGAAGTGACGATGTTACCATGCAACTTCTTAGAAATAAATTGTACGAACCAGGTATGAGACCTGAAGAGTTATTAGAAGGTGATATTGAGGCAATTTTAATATTCTTGAGAAACACATCTTTTGGTCCTGAGATGGAAATGACTTTGAAAGACCCTGTTACGGGTAATGATTTCAAAACCCAAGTTTTGTTAGATGAGTTAAATATTAATAAAGGTATTGAACCTGATGCTGATGGTACATTTTCTACTATCTTACCCGTATCAGGTGCTCAAATTAAATTAAGACCACTTACTTATGGTGATGGTTTAGAACTTAGAAAAGTATTTGAATCGTACCCACAAGGTAGGGTTGTCCCAAGAGTTACTATGAGATTAGTAAAAGAAATTCAAAGTGTTAATGGAAATACTGATAAGGGCGAAATTTCAAAATTTGTAGAGCAGATGCCAATCGCTGACTCTAAATTCATCAAAAAATTTATGAATGAAAATGAACCAAGATTGGATATGGAAAGAATTGTTATGACCCCGTCAGGAGAAAGACTCACAGTGAATGTTGGGTTTGGGGTCGAGTTTTTTCGTCCTTTCTTCTGAATATAGAAAATCTCAAATAGATGAATTTTACTATTTGAAAACATTACTTGGTATGACGTACCAAGAATTTCTGATTATGCCTATTTTCATTAGGAAATATCTTTTGAATAAATGGATTGAAGATAAATCTCAAAAATAACAAAAGAATCTATTTATTTAGAAATTCAACATGGCTGACAACAATCCGAATGATTTTAATAGTATGGGTGATGTTTTCAAGGCATATAAAGATGCCTTGAATTTTAAAGATACCGTAGATAAAATCTATACAGGGATTAATAATATTAATAAGTCTTTAGGTGATAATAGAATAAGGGCTGTTGAGTTTTCAAACGCTATTAGTGATTCTGCATCAAGTTTAGTTCGTGTTGGAGCTTCTCTTGATGATATTGATTCTACAATTCTTTCTATCAGTGAAGGTGCTCGTAGAAATGTAATTGAAACTACGGATACTATTACTGAAATTTATGCCGCTGCACAACTTATCGGTCAACAAGCAGACCCTGCAAGACTTGTTGAAAATTTCCAAGCGGCTGGATATGAGATATCACAAGTTGGGGAAACAGTTGCGGAATCTATTGGGTATGTTCAGAGTTTAGGGCTTAATTCAAGAAAAATCATGCAAGACGTTGTCGGTAGCATGGAATACATGAATAGGTTCAATTTCTCTGATGGTGTTATTGGATTAACAAAAATGGCTGCTCAGGCATCTATGTTGAGGTTTGATATGGCGAACACTGCAAAGTTTGCTGACAGTGTTATGAATCCACAAGGTGCTATTGAAATGGCATCAGCATTCCAAAGATTGGGTGTTATGGCTGGTGATTTGGTTGACCCGTTTGTATTGATGGATAAATCAATTAATGACCCTGCAGGACTTCAAGATAGTTTAATTAATCTTACAAAACAATTTACAATCTTTGACGAAAAGACTCAATCGTTCAAAATTGCTCCGGGGGCTCAAAGACAAATTAAAGAAATTGCCGAAGCTGCGGGAATGACTGCTGCGGAATTCACAAAAACCGCTCTATCCGCTGCTGATATGGATAGAAGACTTGGTCAGATTAATCTTGGTATTAATGCGACTGAAGAAGAAAAAATGTTGGTTGCAAACATGGCTAAGATGGGTACCGGTGCCTTCAAAGGTGATTATGTGGTACAAATTAAAGATGAGGAAGGTAAGGACCAAATTAAAAGATTAAGTGATTTACAATCACAAGATTTCCAAAAATTAAGAGAAATTCAAGAAAGTGCGCCAAAAACAGTTGAAGATATTCAGAGAGCACAACTTGGTGTTTTAGAAACGGTACAAAGAGATTTGGCAGCATTACCAATTCAATTTGCATATGCGATTGGAGGACAGTCCGCAATTGTTAGAGGTGCGGAAGCTCTTAAAAGAGCTGGTGATGACATTGCAAGTGCTTTATATTCTGAAGGGGTTTTAGGTAGTGGTGAAGACACAAGAAAATTCTTTGAAGCTGTGGGTGATGACTTTAAAGAATTATTGGTAAAGGCATCTAGAGGAGATGCTAACGCTATTAGTGAAGTTACAAAAAGAGTTGAAGAAAAATCAAGTCAACTTGAAAGTAGTGTTGTTGCTAAATTTATGGAATTTGCATCTCAACTTGGTATTGAAAAACCAAGAAGTAATGAAGAAATTTTTTATAATGAGACTGTTTATGCTGCTGTTGATAAGGCCAAGAAAAGTATGGCTAAAGACATCGAAGTAAATCAACAAAAAGATGTAAATATTAATGGTCAAGTACGATTTGTTATCGATGCCCCTGTGGGTGTTGATACCGCCAGACTTACACAATATGTCCAAAGTCCTGAATTTAGAAATGCTTTAGTAAAAGTTCTTGGTGAAATAGATGAAAATGGAACTAAACCAATTTCACCAAGAAAATAAAATTTTGATTTCTGTATTTATAGAATAAAATAGTATGCCAAGTCCATTAGATTTTCCTAGTTCCGAGGTTTTTAGAAAAAAACTTATTGTTAGGAACCTTGTGCCATACAAAAAGTCTCCATCAAGTATTACCCCTCCGATTAACTATGAGACAATCCTTAGGGATATGGCTCCTACGGACAGTAATGATGCGTTAATTGACAATCCAACTTTTGCCAACCAAGCATATCCTCTTAACCAATATGGTAGAGCAGGTGGATATGTTCAAGTACCTGATGTTAACACCCTTAAGAATACAAACTCAAACGAGGGGGAATACGATTATACCGATGCAACAATCCTCAATGAAGGTCAACAAGCTGCTCGTACAGGTTTTCCCGGTGTTCAAGGTGCTTGGTTACCACTGAACCCATTCGGTGGAACAAACACACAGAATCAGTTATATGATTCGGGATTATTCTTTACCCAATTAGAAATCTTACAGAACAGACATGGTAGAGGAACCAACAACCAACCATATCCTGACACATTTAATCCTTCATCATATAGAGCATCATCACTTATTTTAAACCCCGACCCACTTGGTTCGGATGGTTTATTATCAAGTGACTCTTATCTTGCTAAAATCAGTGCTGGTTTCTACAAGGAACAGTTCTTATTTAACTCCGCAAGAGAAATAAGACGAAATACATTAGGAAGAGTAAACTTCCTTAACGTCAATGGAGGAGAAGATATTATTAATATCTTAACAGGTAGAGTTCCAATCTTGGAACCAAACTACACCATTACCCAACCAACATCATTGGTGGGGGCATCAGCCAATTTATTAAATAGGGTTTCAGGGACTTATGTTCCACTATCTACAATACCAGGAAGTTACTTTGACCCAAGTATTAACCCCCAAAATCAGGGAACCACACAGCAATTGTTTGGGGCTTACGCGGGGGCTAACTTGGCATCGGGAATCGGAAGATTCTTCGGTAGTCTTTTTGGTTCACCTAAGACAGGTTCCGCGTTGTTTTTGGAAAACACCGGAGCCGGTCAAAAGTCTATATTGTTTAAAAACTTAGAATACAACATTTATAGACCAAACTATTCAAAGAACATCTTTGATAGAGTTGCAGGGGTTCTAAGACCCGCAACAGAAAACGCAGGGTTTTATTATGTTGGTTCAGAGACTTCAGAACCAAGTAATGTATTCTCACCCGTTGGTGATGTACCTACCGACCAATTCGGAAGAGAGGTTAAAGCACCTGTTTACGGACCATCAGAACTTTCACAACTTTATGAGGGACCTGGTAAAGCTCTTAGACTTGGAGCTAACGGACCGACATACAGTAGTGGTGGGGGTATTGAAGGTGGTTTCACTTGGGTATCACCGAAGTTCAGAGGAAATGCTGGTAAGTATGTAAGTCCGGGTGGAGACCCAACAACAGAAGACCCCGACTTTGGACCTGCAGGATACGGACCAACTGAATCAACAAACTATACCTTCAGACAAGGTTCTATCATGGATGATACTCAACGTATCATTGATTCACAACCAAGAGGAGGTAAGAGATTCCAACACGTAGGAAACGCAATCGACCAAGTATCCAAGGTATTCAACGACGGATATAAAGAGATTACCAAAGGTTCAAAAGTTGTTCGTTATGTTGGTGAAATCGGTCAAGAAAGAGGTGCTGAGTATTGTAGAATCTTTACCAAAGATACTCCATACCTTCAGTTTAATGATTTACAGAAAACCGATGGTATTACCACACAAGGTAGAAAGTTTGCTTATTCAGTATTTGATAACACATATAACTTAAACATCGCACCAAACAAACGAGAAGGTGGACAAGACTCTACTAACATAGTGGGGGGATATCCATTTGGCGGTGGGTTCTATGCTAAGAAGTATATGTTCTCGTTAGAGAACTTGGCGTGGAGAACATCAAACAGACCGGGTCTATCAGTTCAAGATTTACCTGCCTGTGAACGTGGTCCGAATGGTGGTAGAGTAATGTGGTTCCCACCATATGGTTTAACATTCAACGAATCAACCAGAGCCGGTTTCAAACAGACTGATTTCATTGGTCGTCCTGAACCTGTATACACTTACAATAATACATCAAGAACAGGTTCATTAACTTGGAAGATTGTTGTTGACCATCCATCTGTATTAAACATGTTGGTTAATAGAGTATTATCAAACGAAGTTCTTAAGAGTAGAGTAGATGGTATATTGGAATCATTCTTTGCGGGTTGTAGAAAATATGACTTGTATGAATTGGCTCAAAAATATTATACTATTAATCCACGAGACATTTTTGAAATACAACAAAAATTATCAACTAAAAATGTTACAACCGAAGAGGTTCGTTATTTAACAAACACCATTCAAACAGGTAATGATGCAACTACCGGTGGGGGTGGAAATGGCGCTGGTGTACAAGTTAATGATGGTAACAGTTCACAGACAGGTAATTCAAGTGAAAAGTTTACAGGTGATATCGGAGCGTTGTATTTTGATAATGATATTCCTTTACCAAACATTCCTGTAGAAAGTTATTTAACTTATTACGCTGCGTACACATCACAAACAACTAAAAATAGATATCAATCACAGGCAAATGTTGATGAAAGAGAACCTATCAAAACTTTTTATACAAGTATTATAGAATCAAATAAAACTAAAATTGATTCTAAAGTTAATTTGATGAAACAAAAATTATCACAAGGTGGTATTCTTGAGATAGTTTTAGTTGGTAGTGCGTCTTCACCTCAAACAACAACATATAACGATGCTCTTTCTCAAAGAAGAATAAATGCCGTTAAAAAATATTTCTTAGAAACACTGGGTCTTCAAACATATTTGGATAACAAACAAATAACTTTTGTGGAAATACCTGATGGTGAAACCATTGTAATTCCTGAATCTGAAATTGGTGATGTTGTTAATATTTTTGATTCAGTTAACTGTACTCAGAATCTAACAGGTAATGATAAAATTTATTCAACTACCGCCATGGCGTGTAGAAGGGTAAAACTTACAGTTAATGACAAAACACCTGTACCGATTCAACAACCATCTAAAATTGACCCTACACAACCAAGAGTTCAAGAACAATTAACAACTGTTGTTGATTCTAAAACCGTTGTTCAACAAGTTATAACTGAAGAAACTGTTCTTAGAGACAACATTACTAAGAGAGTTTTAAGAAATTTATTATCTGAATGTGATTATTTTGAGGTTATTAAACAAGAGACACCAATGGTGTATGATAACCTAAAAGAA